TTTTGCCGCATCCCAAGATGTATGTTTATTTGACCAACAATCCTCCTCTGCACCAAAAATGAGATTCTCTAACTCTTCTGATTCAACCGGAACGACGTAGTAACTGTTGTTCTTGTTGTTGTTGTTCCAACTCCCATCTGCCAAACTAAAGTAATACTCGTTGTTGTTGTTGTTCTGAAGACCCGACCAGACAGCACCGGACGGGAGAGCGACGGATGGAATTAGACTCGCTGTTTCACTTGCTTGCTTCATGCAAGCGGAGTCTCCCTCACAAGAGTTATGCTCGCTCATGTTCGTCCTTGAACTTCATGATTCTGGCTATTTTTATTTACAGCATCAGCCTTATACAACTCTGCTGTAATTTCTTCGCACATGGCATCTATCCTTGCGGTTACCTTATTAGACCATCCACGTAAGGAATAGATTAGATAATTCCTTGCGGTAATCTCCTCAATGGTCTCGGTAGCGCGCTTGATATAATCCTTTCCTCTTACCTCGCGCATGGCTTGTGTAAAAAGAGTGTCGGCCGCTTTCATAAGCGTCTCGACATACACATGCTGAATACTCTTTTCAGGCAAGGTGCGCACTTTCATCAAGTACTGATTAAGTGCGATTACCTTACCAATCAAAGGGTGCATTAAATATCGCTTCACATTCTGGTGCATAGGAGAATTGCGGTTTTATTAGTGTATGGGCGTGCTCCGCACACCCGGGCTTACGCCTTTTTTCGTGAGGCAACCGGAACGACGGAGTAACTGTTGTTCTTGCTGGAGCTGCTCCAACTCCCATCTGCCAAACTAAAGTAATACTCGCTGCCGTAGTTGTTCTGAAGACCCGACCAGACAGCACCGGACGGGAGAGCGAGTTGTCCTATAGCCGCTCTACAAGCGTCGATGTCCTTCTTGTTCATTATCATCATCAGTAACTCAAACAGAGAACCGTTACGCCAGAACAGCGGGTCTTCCGGATACTCTTTATGCTCCACGCAAGCATTAGCGGCTGTACACCCTATTTGACCGTAGTTGTCAGTATACGGGACAATAGCCTCTCGGTTAGCGAACGAAATCGAGTTCGAGCCATTGAAATACTTGAGCGTATAATAGCCGTTCGTCGGGTCGTTCGCATCGTTTGGAATGGCATATATCATAGCCTGACCTATGGCCGACATCTCGTGCAATCCAAGACCGGTAGCCCATGATGTAAGCGTTGCTTGATCCGGAAAGAAAACGACATTCACTTTTAAGCCGTCGTTGCCTACCAAATCGGTACGCTTCAAACCCTCGAAATAGTCAATAGCCCATCCGAACGGACGCAGCGCATCGGGGTTCGTAGCCGCAAGGATCATACGACCGTTATACTCGCCATCAACAGGCGTTCCGGAAGGACCGCCACTTGTGGCCTGCAAACTCGGTATGGCATGTCCGTTCGTACCAAACTGCATCGGCCCGTAGTTGCGAGAAGCGATGTATATCTCATGCTCACTATTTGTAAGCACAATGCCTTGGAATACTGCCGGATCAACACCGCCTGCCTCTTGCTTCTCGTAAGCCCAAGACGCAGCAGTCCACAATACTCCATCTGCATCCTCGATCCATGTGCCTGCACCATCAGCGATAGTCGTTATAAACTGCGCTATTTGTGCAGTCGTAACACCTTCCATATCGACACCGCACTCCGTCATGGCTGCTACGATAGCATCAATAGACGCTACGAGGGACTGCGCTCTTGTAGCAACAGGTCGAGAGTCGGACGCAACTCTATTCGCAGCATTGATTAGGTTGCCGATGTGCTTTACAACATCAAGCTCGTCTGCGTGTTGTGTAACCCAGATTTGCATTTTCTCAAATGCTAATGCGGCTGTTTGATTTACATAATCAATCGTCGCCGCGTGATCTTTGTCGTAATTAGCCATAATATAATCTTTTATTATTAGTTTTCATCAGTAACATCTATATCGTCGAGCATATTTTCAAGGTCTGATAAAGCAGGCTCATACTCATCATCTGTCATTATTTCAATGCCGCCACCGCCGCCTTCTTCGTTGGTGTAGAGTTTGATAAACAACTCATCCCCTGCGGTGATGGGATAGGACGCAGCTGCGAGGTTGAGCGTGAGAGTGTGCGCCGAACTGTCATAGACCACCGACGTGAGGTTCGCCCATTGCATCGGCGTGAAGTGCGACTGCGTCCGGGTCTTGTTCAGGATACCGAGGACGTTGTTCTTGCCGAAGGTTGCGTAGTCGGCAGCATTGGGAATGACCACCTTGTGACCGCTCGCCATCGTCGCATCGGCTGTTATGTTAATGATTATCTCTTTCATATCGCTTGTGTTATAATACCATTGCTGCGTAAATCAACTGCAGGAGGTCGTCTCTCACGGCTTGGTCTCCTGCCTGCCTTGCTTCGGCTTCGGCTTGGAACTTCGCCATGATGTCTGCTTGGTTTTTCATATCGCCGACAATCTTGCCCCATTCTGCAAAGGCAATCTGGCTCATCTGGAGCACGACCGGTTGCGGGACTTGCACATTCAGCACAAGCCCGGACTCCATCGTGATAGGCAATGTGATTATGTCTGTTCGTATATTCAAGTCCATACTCGCCTCCTATTCTCCTGCAGGTGCATTCTTCGACATAAGGTTGGAATCAACTACACGGAACCGACCGTAGAGAGTACCCATAGCGGTGTGGTCGCTCGTGTACAACTCAAAGTCGTAAGTACCGACGCTCATGTGCGCCGTACCGTCTTTCGTGTTCTCGTCTATCTTACAATAGTCCGCACTCTCGGTATCATCTACCAGACCGCTCGGCCATGAAAAGGTGTGAACAGTGCCGCTTGCCGTCACGGTAGCGTTATAACGCATTCCTGTGGACGGATCGACAAGAGACGCTTTCCACGTAGCCCCTGTAGCCAATGCCGGATAGATTGCGGTGTCGATAATCATCTTAAAACCGATACCTCTTTTGATTTCTACTTGTTGATTTGCCATATATCTATTCTGTTTTTACCTTTCGCCTGCGGAGGGCACGCTACCATACTTGGCTGTCCCTCGGCAGACTACTCAGCCACAACACTGACAAAGCAGAGAAACGTGAAATCAAGGGTAAACACGCTCTCTGCCTTTGGCGGTTGTTATTGTTTTTTATTGGGCTTCTTGGTTGTCTTAACCATCTTGCTCTCGATGAAAGCAAGTCTGTTTCCGAGCGTACCCTCATTGGCGTAATGCTCGGCGTTCTGCTTCTCCAGAGAGTCGTAACCTGCGTTCAGGAACTCCATGTCTTTCTCCAGCTGCTCCATGCGCTTGTCGAGACGTTTAGACACGATTACCAGTACCGCCAATGCCAGTACTACGATTGCCAAAATGATGATTGAAACAGTTGTCATATTGCGCTTGTTTTAATTTTTGGCGCAAAGATAATGTCTTTCAACCGAACAAAAAAATAAGGCTTTTCGTAAAAAATTATGCGTATAATTTGCATATATGCGGATTTTTCCGTACCTTTGCAGCGTTTTTGAAATGTATTATGTCTATGAAAAAGATTATTTTCCTTATGGTTGCTATCGCAATTTTTGCTTCTTGCAATCAGAATGAACCTGATTATTCCGTCAAAGGCAAGGAATATACCTACTCGGAAGACACATACGGGTATTATAATTTCATCTTCTTCGATGACTATGTTCAAGTCACTCTGCGATTCGATTCTATTACTCCTGATGGCTTCTGGGATGGCACGATGACGAATGCAAAATACGAACAAAAAAAGCAGAACGTCACGATCTACAATGTAGTCTATGACGTTCCACCTCACGAGAAGGATTCAGACCTTCATGTTATATCATATGGTGATTATATAATACATGCTGGACGAAAGTTCTATCGTAAATAACAAGATTAAACGATACGCAAATATCCTCCAGAGCTATATATTCTTCCAGACACATCGCTTCCTGTGGGAGGTTGGCTTGGCAATCCGAACATTCTCATGTACAATTCTGCGCCGTCATTAAGCATTTGTACAAATCCACCGTTTTTGTGTGAAACTTGTATTCCATTACGTCCTATTTGTACAATATCATCAGAAGCAACATTAGAGAAATACACAGAAGCATCCGTATAATCACCAGAGCCTGTCTTCTTGCAAAATCTCAAATATGCAATTCGTAACATATTATTAAAATTAGTTGACCATTCAGAACCTCTCCTTACTTCTATGTTTCTCAATCTTATTTCTACATCTTGCATGGCAGAATTAGCACTATAAAATTTACGCATACTCATTATACCTCCAACTGATTGAGAGAAACTTGTTTCCGACGAAACACTATCGCTAGTCCATAACGTAGAAGAAGCTATTAGTTTTCCGCACATGTATATGTCAATATAACATCTAACCTGTACAATGGTTGTGATCGGCATAATTTCAAACATAAACATTATCTTGTCTGCATCAAAATTCACCGTCCAAGAACCTGAACCGCCAGATAGATTTATCTGTGTAATTACGAAGTTTTGATTCTTGTTAGTAATGTACGAATAGGAGTTATACCTACCTTGAACAGTAACACCACTAACTGCATTTCTGTTTATCTGATCTCCAGATATTATAACTTTTGCTACTCCTCCTTGGAATATCGTTATGTTTGTGTCTTCTGCATTTTCTCCAGCTGATATAACTATTTCGCTTATGCCGTCAGAACTCATTATAGAAACGGTATTTTCATTCACAACTCTAAAACATCCTATCTTGCCAGTTCCGTCTTTTTTCAGTAACGTACTGATCAATTTCGGACTACCTTCTTCGAGTTGATAACCATGCAATGAAGCCCATAGTGCCTGCAAATATGTAGCTCCTCCCCATAGTAATACATTCTCATTGTCTTTCGTAAGACCAGACATACCTGCTTGCACATTTCCACCCTCATCTTTAAGCATAAGCAAGTTGGTCATTGTCAATCCTCCGGATATCTCCGTTGATCCATGCAAGGCATCTGCAAGGTGCTTCACATAGTCTTGATAGGAAGTATGCTTAGTGCCACGCTGGAGCATTACGTCCACGAGACGCATACTTACAGTCTGATCTTGTCCGATACCATAAGCGTATTTGATACGGAAGGTGCATGGGTATTCCGTTTCAAGCCGTATAACTACATTGTCGCCATTGGCTATCTGAATTGATCTATGTGGACTATAGCTGCTATCGTTCTCCTTTCGTGCCTCCAAAGTATATGTTACACTACCTACACGTATGCCGTCTCCATCTGAAATCATACCATATATCTCTTTTGCAGAGAATACATATTTACCTGCAGGAAGGTATGTGAATATCGTGCCTCCGGATTCAGTAGTGCCAGTTTGCAGCAAGTCTATATAGCCGGACATAATACTATTGGATTTAAACGTATATTCATACTCATACTTACCACCATTAAGAATAGAAAGGTTCTCTCCGCCTATCTCGCGCTCATCAATGGCATTCGATATACGATTGAGAAGTTCAACCTCCGCATCATAGTAGTTTTTCCACAAGGCGTTAAACTCGTCTATACCAATGCTAGTCCATGGACGAATGTTGATGCCGGTGACTTCAAACTGCTGTCCACCTGTGCTTGTCCCACACCTGAAACCAAGTTCTTCGCTCACATGAGTTATGTTCTGCTTGATATTTGTATATACAGTAGGGTCGTTTTCTGACTGTCTTGATATCAGCACGGCTATATCCTCAGAAGTGCTTTCACCTGTCTTCTTTATTACTGCAAGAGCATAAGCATTTCCCTCGACGCGCTTAATGCTCAACATGTACTCCTTGTCGTATTCCGGTATTATACCGGTGTAGTACTTGTTAGTTAAGACAAGCGGATTATTGCCAACGTACAAATTTTCGCCATACGGCTGATTGATGTCGTATGTCGCAGTACCATTCTTCAAGCCACCGATATAGGTGTCCTGCTGAATTTTGCTACCATCAATCTTTCCTGTGCTCTGGTTTACACCGAGAACAACCTTCATAGCCTCGTAGAGGTCAGCAAAAGCATCATCGAGTGCTGAGTGGTTAATCCCATACTCATCAGCCTGCGTAATGTTTTTATAGTACGATCCGTCCGTACCTTCTCCATCACGATTGCTTCCGGCAATGATAATAAACTCACGGTTCAGTTCTTGCTTCTCCGTACCCTTGCTGATAATACCATCGTTAGTCACATTGTCAACCGCTTGTTGAGCTGCATTCGCTGCCTGCTGAGCCGCAGATGCAGACGCTGCAGCAGCCTCCGCCGCAATAATAGCAGAATCAGCCTTATCTTCAACAAGACCCAACTGCACAAGGATATTGGTGATATCAGAATCCTTCGCAAAGCCTTTGATAGTCAGAACGCCGTTGATATACGACAATGCTGCATCGGTCTCATCGCCATTACTCAAAACGAAGTTACCATGCGTCAAGTCGAAGTACGAGTTACCTGCAAGCGTGCTAATCTGTCCGCAGATAAGGTTGTCGCCATACATATAGGCATTACCGCGCGTCTCTGTTAACGCATAATGACCGTCTGCGTCCGGCACAAGAATACCCCAGTTGAAATAGTAATAACCGGCGCTGTCATCATTCAATAACTCATTCACCTTATGCTGTATCGGCTCGCACACCCAATGGCAATCGCGAGAGTCAGTTGTGGATGCTTTCAGGGCAATAAAGTAGGTCGGATAAGACTCTTGCTCTTGTCCTTCCTGTTGAACCTTGTGTAACGGGAATTGTACATTGCGCTCTACCGGATACCACCGACCACCTGCAAGGTCTTTCGTATAGACATAGTGATCCATTACCTCCTCGGCGTTTTCAATAACAAAACTGTCGAAGTATAACTTTCCGCTATCAGGGTCAGTCTGCTCCGACTCGCCTTTGTAAACACCACAGTTACTCGTCTGTCCGTTCATGCCATAGTGCGTGTACTTGAGCTGGTAGTTCATGCTATCCGCACCAACCTGCAACATCATCACCTGCAAGAAGGTGTCTTTGCACGTACCATCCGGATCAAAGATGTTGTTCTTGAGACTCAGTAGTTGGATATAGTGCTGTCGAGCCTGATTGACGAGGTTCTGGTAGAAGTCCAGCGTCTGCTCTTGCAGTATCTCCGCTGCGTCCATCCGTTGTGCTAACTGTGCCCATGCAGAAGCACGGCTTTCCTCCTTTACTGTAGCCGTAACCTCGCGCACCATCTCCGTCTGATTGGTAGTCAGTCGCTCCGGTTCCTGTCCGTCCTGTAACGATACGCCTGCTTCACGTGTATTGTCGTTGAAGTTAATCGTGACGGAATCAATAGCGAGATCGACATAATTCAGTTCGCCAAGGTGCTCATCGTCGCGCTCAAGGATAGACCATAGACGGACATGTACCGCTTCTGTTTCTCCGTCGGACTGATAGAGAATAGCAGTGTAGTAATCCTTGCTATCGTCAAACTCATCAGATAGTGTAAACTTGTATAGTACGCTCATAACCGGAGAACCTTCCTCGCTCTTGATTTCAGCCGTATATTCCGGTGTGAAGATAGTCTGACCGTCACCAAGACCATTTACGAGAGCAAAGCAAGGCACGCCATTCTCGCTTACAGCTAAGTCAGGCTCCAAAGTGTCAATTAGCACCTCGTAGTACTTACTTGGTTTGAACTCTGTCAAGTTATTAGCCGCGCAGTACCGGCGCACCCCTACAGGAAGTACGGATTGGTTCGTCTGTGGCGTTATCATCTGTTGTTTGAAACTATACTCGACATGCCAATCTCGATCCAACCAATTATGCTGGTGTGTTCCAAGGAAATTGACATTATGCAGGCGCAGTTTATGAAGAGCGACTGTAGCTCCGCTTCCAGTGTGCTCGATAGTCTTTATCTCTTCTCGGTCAATATGGAATCGGATAGGTCCACCGGCATAATCAAAGTAGATATCTATGCCATCCTCGTAGTATAGTTCCTTATTAGCATCTTGCGTGAGCGTATCAAAGAACAGATACCATTCGCCGGCATCTTTGACAATGCGGTTGCCTTGTATGCTTGTGCCTATAATGTCTTCTCTGGTTCTATTGATTACATCGTAGTTGATAATAACATCCGTCTCTGTGCGTAGCATTGACTCCAAAGACACCAATCCGTATTTGTCGTCAAAAAGCATAGCCTCTTTGTTTACAGTTCCAACGTCTAGGTCATCATCAACAACGCGCATAATAGCACCCTCCCTCATTTGGATGGCGAAGATAGGCTGCTCGTTCGGTCGTACCTTGTCGATATCGAAACTGTATTGAATATCGCCATCGTCATTAGCATCGAGGTATTTCTTAGCCTCTTTATGAAGACGTTGTTCTGCTACACGCACATAGATATCCGGCATGAATATATCTAGGAAGACAACATGGTCACCTCTGGACGCATTAAGCATCACATTGGGCACATAGTACCGATCCACCTCGGTCTCTTGGCGCTTGGCTACAATACGCCAGAAAGCACCACGAGCATAAGCATCATAAGCCTGTTGCGGATTGTCTGCCAAATCAAAGAACTCGCTATTGAGACTTCCGTCCGGCTTGAGAGCAGGTACATAGATACTACCAAGTTGTGCTTGATCACTCTCGGCTGGCATTTCAAAACTATACCCCGCTAACTTGCCATCCAAGAAGTTGATATGGCAAGTGTCAAACAGGAATACCTTATCCCCAAACCATGTCTGCTCGTTGATTTTGAAGCCAACATCACGAAGGTATATATCGAATGTCTTTTGTTGTTGACCTTGCGACATATTGAGGTCGGTGTCTTCGATCATCACAGGACCGACATCCACAACAGCATTGACCTCGATATTGTCAGACTGGCTATCAGGGTAGTATTTATTCACTCTCGGCCAGCAGTACGCAGAGTAGCCTTGACGGTTGAAGGTCTGTTGGTTGTAACCCGTAAACTCATACACATCAGTAATCCAATGGTCGTCGGTGTAGTGAATCTGATGGATAGAAACTTCGTTTCGGTAGATTTCTTTGTCTTTATCAATAACCTTGTGTGCATCGTCGCTGTAGATACTAATACTATCAGCGTCTATGAACCAAGCAGCACGTTCATCGCTATCAGGAAGCCCATCATATGACTTACCAGCGTGTGTATGCCCACATCCAAAATCTGCATCATGTACGGCGAAGCAGGAACCGACAATGTAGTCCGTTCCATCTTGCGTATGAGTAGGTATCTTGCCATCTGCTTCAAGCTGACGTTCTTCTGAACGTGTCATGCCTGGTGTTTGTGATGGTTGTCCATCATCTGCATAAAGCACCACCTTTACGACCTTACCTGTCGCATGGCAGAACACCGCCAAGTCTGTCGGCGGAGCGCACTCAACAAGTTCATTCTGGCCAGTTGGTTTTAGATTATGATCCTCGTCCTCTGCATACTGTTCTACCACACTATAGCATTGCACACGTGCAATAGGATAGTGATATGGTTCACGAGACGTGTCTTCTATCTTAATCGTGCCACTATTGATGAGCACATCTGCTTGTGCAACAGTAAGCGTGTAGTCTTTTCCGTCTATAGTGATGATACACTGTGTGTTTGCCTCTACTTGTCCATCATTATATCTGTCAACCTGCGCTTTCACACGTTCAATCTGCTCTGGCGTTATATTCGCCTTGTTAATGGTAGTTACGTTATCGTAAACACCATCGGCATCACTTTCCAGACCGCTACCCATCAGTTTGATACAGTACTTGACGTCGCGCAAGTTGCCGTAGTAGAAGAACCGCAGAGACGGATAGATATTATCAAACGTCTTCGTTCCTTCACGGATTCCGAACTTTGCTATTCCTTCCGGAGAATCTATATAGTCCGTACGCCCGTCATCCTCAAAAGACGGAAGCATGAGTTTGTTTACATAGCGACCAGTCTTAATGCGGTCTGAGCAGTAGAAGCGATGCAGGTTGCGGTCTGATCCGTAGGCATACAGACGTGTGATAGGTGAGTTAGAACCGCTGGCTTTGGTTAGAGTGAATAAGTTGCCGTAATTCGTACTACCTGGCAGATGCGATGTCTTTCCGTACATGAACTCAAATGGCACAGATCGTTGGATGTTGTTTGCATCTACGCCGGTAATATACGGACGCTTGTAGCCCACATAGATCATGCGCTCATTGATGAAGAACTTGGTGTTGATGCCTTCTGCATCATTCAGTTTCAGCAATGCGTCCATGACGCTGCTATCGGAGAAGTCAAATTGGAACTTCTCAAGCGCAGTATTCAGGTCTTCATTAACTCCATCGGCAATCTGATACGACCAGTAATCACGACCTGCCACACCAGTACCCGGAAAACGCTCATTCAAGACAGCCATAATACGCTTCATCAGCGTATTGGCACCACCATAGAAGGAGAACTCGTCATACCCGGTATAGATTACACCACTCGCAATCTCCTGCAGTACATCGCGCATCTTGACGGTAGCCAACTCATATTGGCACGGATAGAAGGTTACGGTGTGCTGGAATGCCTTGCCATGAGACTGCGGTCGTGCAACCTTTTTGATTGTCGGTTTGGTGTAGATGAAGAACTTCTCCTCCCCGTAGCCACCGGCAACTCCATTAGCACGCATAAGGTTGGCAATCTCAAACTTCACATAGTCTCCGATCTGAAAGTCTATCCTCGACGGAAAGTCTATCTGCGCCGTAATGGAACGCTCGCCCATATCCTTACCGGTATATGTGCCTTTCATAATGTTGAAGATAGGTATGGCTTCGTACTTTGCTACCTCTGCATCCGTAGCCTCTTTCCACACGGCAATCCATACATTCCCTTCGTACTGAACCCTACCATCATAGATATAATAGGTCGAAGCACTGATGACCATCTCATTCCCTTCAATTATACCGTCAAAGTGCTCGTTATCTGTTATTCCTTCAAACTCAGGTCCTGTATAGATTATCGTATGGGCTTGAGGTGTAAATGCAACTTTATTGCCTTGCTGATTAGTCCACTTTCCTCCGGAGTAAAACAACGGAAGATCACTTACATGGCTAACCATAAATCTGTTATTGCGATAGACTTTCATCTTTTATTCTTTTTACAATGTTAATACTACATCTGTATTCGGGTCATTTACACGGAACTTAACCTTGAAATACACATAATCGCGTATAGCAGGCATACCGTTCTCATCCAACTCTCTCGTCTGAATTTTCCTACGCTTGAACGGAGGATCAGCATCAAACTCTGATACATACACACCCCTGCGACCCATCTTGGTATAGGTGTCGTAAATCTGCAACCACTTACCCTTGATCTCATTTGCGAAAGCACGTATGTTTTCAGTAGCCATGCCGTCGTCCGCATAGTATATAAACTCGGCATCAAAATCATATGCTTTATTCACAATGCCGGTCTTCGGCAACCATACGTCCTCACCATTCTCGTCAGGCCAGTCCTGCGTGACGAGATTCTTAATTTGCGGAAATGCTTTGTATGGTGCATGTTTGATAAACAGCCCATATTTATCAAGCGTATCAAACGGTCTCTGATACACCATGCTTTCCTTGTAACTACCAGCCTCCCCGACTGCTATCAGGAAAGGTTGGTAGTTCTTTGGTCTTTTAGCGCTACTTGCCATAATCAGTCCTCCTTTACTCGGTTACGGTGTTGTTTTTAGACGCAGCAATCCGTGCCTCGTCCTCGCGTTTCTTGCGCAGACGTTTCAACTCAAGCTGCTTATTGGACACATTGCGGTTTGCCTCTACAATAGCCTCGTCTGACATGCCTATATCTGCCCAACGTGCAATCTCCTCGGAATTGTCGGATTGACCGATTGCCGGGTCTTGGTAGTTGTGGTTCAACTCCATTGCTCGGAAGATTTTACGATCTGCCGGATATAGCACAGTAGCCATTATCTCAATAAGAAGACTTGCGTCGCGCTCAAAGAGTTCATCGTAAATCTCCATATTATTGAGACGCTTGATATAGGCGATAATGTTCGCCTTGGTAATTGCTTCGCCGGACAAAGCGCCAAGACCCTTCACGTTCGCATATGATAAATCCGGCGTGAAGGTACTATTAAGAATAGACTCCTTCAAGAGACTTTTCTCCTTCTCCTTCATATCGCTTGCATCAGGCGGCGTGACGTATTCAAACACATCATCCTTGTTGCCTACTTGGATAACCTTACCAACCTCTTTTGCTCCCATCAAGCCGTTCTTCACTGATTTAGACATCTTGAGCATAGGATCGGCGAAGTACTCGTTACAATCAGCGTTCTTTGAGTCAAGCCACTCATCACGTTCGATGCGCTCCTCGGCGCCTGCCCACGCTTTTTTCTGACGAGCATAGATGATAGGTATTTTGCCAAATGGGTTTACCTCGGTTGTTACAGTCCAACCGGGGGTATCAGAACCCACTTCATTCTGCGTGCAATGGTAGTACATCTTGGATGTATAAACATCCCAACGATGCAACAGATTACCATCACCGTCCTTTACATCGTAGCCAACGGCAAACGCTTTGAGGTCGCCATAGAGATTGAACAGAGGACGCAGACGGTAGCCTTTTGAGCGGGCCAATATGACGATACGCAGTTTCGCCTCGCCCTCGTCCTTGTAGTAGGCATACAGCTTGGCACACTCGGTCTCTGCGCCTGCCAGGCGCTTGAACTCACGTGTGCGGGAGTCGTAATGCAACTTCTTGAGTAACTTCTTGAACAGATTGAAGGCGTTCTGCAGTTTCTCGTTGCTTTCCTGATCATCATTCAGCATCTCCCACTTGATACCGTTAGCCAAGAGGAAGTACAGCTCAATCTCGTTGATGTACTGTTGCCAGTTGCGCGGCAATTTCCATGTGCGATACTCGGACTTATCCTTACGAACTTTGTCCTTGCGTTCCAGGATACTGTGCGTCTTTGTGTTGTACTCACGAATAGCTTCCTCGACCTGCTCCGTGTGGTTCTCGAACAGGTTTATGGCATCTTCTACGTTACCGGCCATGATTTTGTCGATAACGATGCCTTTGATGCCCTCTACAGGGCGTGGCGGCTGCTCAAGGATACCTACCACTTTTTGTTCTTTTTCATTCATAATAGCGCTATAGTTTTATGTTGTCAATTTTAACGTATGTCCTTATTTTCTTTGTTTTTCCTTCAAAGTACGGAATGAGGTCGATAATGTGCGTTTGCATGATTTCCATTGCACGTATAGCGATCTTATCGCCAACTTCTATATACCCCTCCATTCGTTCGCGTGCTCGCTGTACTGTGTAGTAATTCACATTGAATGCAGTAGCAATGTGCTGTACGTGATAGCCACGCTTGCATAGGATAAAAAATGCTGCTGGCCGTAAGGCTCTCAACCATGGCTCCTTACCCGGAGTCCGAAGGTTTTTTACGATGTCTCTTGTTGTCATATTCCCTTGATTTTTTATATTGTTGATTACATGAATAGTCCGAGGTCGCGCTTAGATACAGGTCTGTCTTCCACCATATAGCTATCAGCAAAGTTAGCCAGTACGATATAACGCGCTGCATCTATTCCGTGATTGAACTTGTCTATAGGAACCAAATCTGTCTGATACTCGTCATGGCGATCTTTCTTATAGACATAGTTACGAAACTCCTTGATAAGGTCTGTGCTGCTCGAACAGATGTGTATCTTACGCTGGTTCATTAACCTGATACCGGTCATAATACTATCACCGTTCTTCTTTGTTGGATAGAGTAGCGATACACCGGCTTCCTCAAGTTCGGTAGTAAGACGGTTGTCGATATCGCAATGTTTGTCCTTGTCCTTGAATTGCGGAAGATTAAGAACCTTAGCAATGTCTTTCGATAGCAAACCGGTTCGACGCACATACTCTTTTATGTATATGTCCTCTCCGATAATGCACATACCGATTATTACAGTTGGGTCGTTTACAAATCCCCAGTCAATACCTAATTTCTCCTCCGTCTTCCAATCCGGATAATCATCGTCCGGAATAATATCCCAATTTTCTTTCGGGAACACCAGACCATCAAGTATTGCAAACTTACCCTCGCCGAATATAGCCCACAATGCTGGGTGCGTGTCTTTATAGGACTCAATCTCATGCACAGCCGCTTCCGGCAAGAAGATATTCTCCTTGTACGTTGATATGAAGTGGTACGATCTCTCGTCAGTCATCAATGGGAACAGCCAGTGCTCTTCTGTGAAGGAAGGGTTGTAGTCTACTATGGTGTACTCGTAGGTACGTTGGCGCAACATCGAGAACGCATAGAAGGAAATCTCATTCGCCTCGTTCACATAGAGGATATGGCGCCATGGACCACGCAGTTTCTGCTCGTCATCCGCAGAGAAGAACTCTATAACCGCTCCGTTATCAAACGTGTACTTATACTCGGTCTTGTTCATGTTGCGGTCATTCCATAGACCCATGCTGTACATGACTGTCTTAAAATCCTCATACACAGAACGCTTGATAACCGGCAATGATTCACGGACAATGGAAACCTTCAACGGCTCCCGAATCTTCATCTTCTTTAGGGTTGCTGGATCGACAATCTCACGCTCACGAATAGGGTTATTTACGCACTCTAAAACGAGATATTCTACAGTGTTGTACGTCTTACCGCTACGAGCTGATCCCTGCTCCATAATGAGCGTTTTACCAAGAGCAATACCGCGCTTGATGTTATTGTAGATGTTTGCTAATATGTTTACTTGTACACCCATTATTTTACCTCTTGCACATCTTCAACTTTAACTTCTCTCATTCCTCCGACTATATTCACAGTAATAGACTTCGGACCTTTATTAACATCCTCTACAGGCTGCTGCTTTGGCGCATTGAGACCGAGAAGATTGATAACACGTTCCCGGACACTTGCTATACGCTTCATAGCATCAAGATCGCCTATCTGTTCTTCGGTCGTATCAGTCGTCTCATGCAGATCGTACGTAGTGAGTTCCGTACCATCACTATTAGCATCATGCTTGACAGTCTTCTTCTTTGGGTTCTTGGATTTCTCCCAATACGCCATCAGTTCGCGCAGTTCCCATTCGGCGTGCATCAACTCCTCCGCCACCATCTCGTCTTTATTCTTGGAGATTTCAGCCATATATACAGCCCTGACAAGACGTTTCATATTTGGAATCTTGCTAATAGGCAACTGCTCTCCGAACTGTTGCTCAAACGCAATACTAATCTCCTGATTACTCATGTGTTTTACCATCAGGCCGGACACGAAATGCACCTTGATTAGCATAGCGTCGTCCTTTATGATGTCGTTCACGTTGAGCGCATCATCAACTTTTTTTAGCGGAGTTGACGACCGAAGTCGCATTTTTTTCATCTCCTCCGCCGTTGGTTCTTTCCTGATTTTTTGTTTATTTGCCATAGTGTGTCGTGAATTTTGCGGTGCAAAATTACAGCATTTCAACCAATCTAACAAATTGAAAATGAGCATTTTATACTACTATCTTAACCATTGTATTAAGATTTTGTTTAAGATAAATTTGCATATATCAAAAATTTGTTGTACCTTTGCAGCAAATTTCGCAAAACACTCGAACTATATGGAAAATCAGGGATTAGTAAAAGTTGAGGTTGATTTTAACGACCTCTTAAACGCGCATTTCGACGCGGAAGAAATTCCGTGCGAGCGTGGGAAAATCTATCGTGAAAAAAATTTTGAAAAAAATTCTAACGAGTGCGCTCATATAACCCTTTTCGGTCCAGAGAAGCGTATCATGCTTCGTATTGGTGTGCTCTATCTGCCGTTCATTGTGAAGTCCGGAAACCTCGATGTGTTTGAAGGGCATTATGAGATTTCATACCTCGGACACGACGGAATAGCAGATATCGTAGTAGAATAAAAAAGGAGGGGTTATTTTGCCCCTCCTAATTTGCTTTTGATAAATGCACTGGTGTTTATTCTATTACCGAGATTAGCACCTATACCTCCGGTCTTGCGATTCTGCAGAGCCTTTGTCTTTCTCTGCGCTTCTTCAACATCCTCTTTGGTGATCTTATCCGGGTCGATGTACTCAACTCTCGGAAGATCAGCCATCATCACCTCTATCACCGCAGCCGGTGTGTGGTCATACACCCAAAATGGTATTGTTATCAGACCGCCAAACAGAATTAACGGTTGCCCGAGTGACGGAAATTTCTCTATCGCTGCTGCTCTCTTCCCGAGTTTAGTTCGCGAAGGAATACTTCTGCTTCTTTTTTCGTCATCATCGTCCATGTATCTGCCATAGTCATCGAGAATGCCATAGCCACTAAGTACTCGCGCTCCTGTCCTTTTTTTTTTGCTTCCGCCATGATCTTCATGTAATCTTCGCCGGTTATGTTCCAGCAATAATAGATGATGCGCCACTTGATCCACCAGAAGAAGAATATCTTTGCTTTCTCATTAAGGAGAATAGCGGCGGTAATCTTAGCAAAATGCTGACGAGTTTTCTTATTTGCTTTATTAGTCGGTATCTTACCGTCGTTGACTAACTTGGCTATATCGTCATGCTCGACGATGATATCATCAATCTTGTCGCAGGTATAGTTCTGCAATAGACCTATCTTTACCTTTTTGCCGGTTGAGAGTTCAATCTCAGTCGATTTATTCATTACCAGTTCCTGCTGCGCCTTCTGCGCTTCGTGGTCAGCTTGTTTTGGTGCTTTGATTTCCATGATTTTTTTTGTGTTTGTGTTGTGAAATAAAATAGAGGGGACTGGGATTTCCACAATCCCCTCTATTGTTCCTATTCGCCTTCTTCTGTAGGATCAACTGATATCGTGATAGATTGTGAAACTTCCACTCCGCTATCATCAGTCGCTTTTGCGGTTAACACCGCTACACCTGCTGCATGGAATTTGACATAGAATTTACGCGATTTGATATCGCCACTCTGTACAGTCTGAGCCTCCGCAGTTATCACGCTTTCGTCGCTCGATACGAACTTGATGGAGTTCTTTATGCGAGGGATTAAACACGATACTCCAAGGTAGAAATTCCCGACCCCGTTATACGGATTGCCTTCTGTGGTATGATACACTCCATACTCATCTTTTGTGACACCATAGTCTTCTTCGAGAGATAACTCCGGTGTGTCAAAATAGATTTTGCTGTTGCGTATCTTAAAGACGGCGTGGTCGTATGAAATTCTTCCGTTCCTGAACGTTACTTTCAGGACGACTGTCACATCTTCATCGACGGTATTGATTGCATCGACATGAAGTAACCATTCATCCGTCAGTTTCTCGCCAGCTTGAAGTACATACTTGCCCTTATATCCTTTCGGAATATAGAACTCGATGTTCTTAATGTCGCTAACTTTCTCGTCTGTCACACAAGATAGCCTTACTACTTGTGCGTTACCATACGTCTGACCGTAGTCATTGACTGATACCTCGTACTCGAAAGCAGATTTCTTGGTTACAGACGATGTTTCGTGTGATAAACTTCGACCATTGACCGCTTTGAGTGCCACTCTTCATGCGTCTCCGCTCGGGTCGCCTGACGGATCGTCGTCGTCACCACCACCCTTACACTCTTTGTTGGAAAGAATGTAAACGTCGTTGTTGGCTTCGTTGGTCGCGCCGAGTACCATACCTTGGAAGTGCAGACCCCATGTTTTGTCCGAATACTGCAAAGCAACGGAACCTTGGATGCACGGGAAGATGAACCACTCTCCGGTCTTAGCCTTGATAGCCAATACCATCTCGGTGAGATCGGCATTGAAATCGTAGCCATAGCCCTCGGCATTGCCGATACGCAACGGAGTGTAGGATGCATCGTCCTTGTTGCTGTCCAACCACTTGACAAGGTTCTCACGGAGGTCAGGCATGGTTAAGTTGACGTTGAAGTCGCCCGGCTCTGTAGAGATACCGATAGGCATGTTGCTCTGGTCGATGTTGATCTTCGTCAGAGACAACGGGTCTTGCGTCACTTCTACAGTACCCTTGATGGTAGCCGCAGAGAACCAACCCGGGTTCAACGGAGTTACACCGTCTGCCTCCAGACCGTCGATGAGGTTCTGGGTGATAATGGGTTCGCCACAGACATGCTTGAGGAAGTGTACCTCATCAATGTCAACAATGGCTTTAGCTGTTCTAACTTGCTTATCCATAAGTCAATTAGTTTGATTTGTTAATGTATATTTGAAACGTGTAGTAGTATTCATGCCATCCTGTTCCGGTGGAATCATCAGAAGAGAACTCAAAGTCAAGAACAGAGTAATCATCTGTAAGGAGAGGGAACATTCCTCGCAGTATGTTCGAGATGCGAGTTATCTCTCCGGACATCGGAAGACCAAGAATCTCGTCCTTGGCTCCGATGGTGATCATGCCTTTTGCCCGAGCAAAAGCGCCCATATACTCAAACCCATTCGGAAAGGATATAATCACATACGAGGTATTGCGATCTTCCTGATCTCCAACAATCGTCGGGCGGTTCAGATACACGTCGCAATCGTCTATATTGAGACCTTTGACATACTCATACAGATATTTCAATACTCCTTCTTCCATAATTATTTCCTCATTCGTTTAGCTCTCTGTATAGCTTTCATCAATTCAGAGTCGGTTATGGCAACAAGCGTTCCCCTGTCCAGTAGTACCATAGAGCCTCCGATAGGCATTACATGGCTTCCTCTGTTATTCTCCATGACGTGTTGTGCGTATGGAGTAGGGTTGTTGAATACTACCTCATATCCGATCTTCATTGTAGGATTATATGTTCGTATTGCTGTGATATCGCGTCCGAAGCCCTGATAGTGCTTATGCCTCGGCATCCTGATTGACTGAGCAACATCCGGATTGACATTTCTTTGCGGATCATTCCTCAAGGCAACCGAGCGTCCTTTTCTGTCCACACTCTTATAGGATATAGGGTTTGTGGTTTTCCCATAAGACGTGATAAGTTTGATATCGCCTTTTGGACCTCGGAATTGTCTCTCGTATGTCGTTGTACCTCGCAGCTCTCCGGAAGCGGTGAAAGCGCCTCCGCCTTTCGGAAGATTGCCGTTTCTCAATATGGCTGCTTGGTAGGAGTTGATCATCTCGCCAGTGTAGTCGCCGAAAGAAGCCACGTGTCGTACAAGAGTATCTATACCTCTCTGCGCAATCTTTTGCATGGCTCTATTAGAACCGGTTCTCACGGCTCCTACAACTACATCCAAGAAAGCATTGATTGCTTGGTTGTTTTTCGCCGACTTAAACTTCCTTATTGTCGCCATCTTTGAGGTGCATTGCTTTAATGATTGTATTATGTTCGTAGTGCTTAACCTCCAGTATCTGCAGGCGGATTGGATCGCCCTCGCTGTTCGTCTGGAAATAAGCTATATCTCGGTTGTCCGTAGGGACATTGTTTTCGTTGATATAGATGGTAATGGTCATGCGGTCCGAAACAGACAACATAGACTGCTGCGACGTAGCCTCGCCCTTGCAATCACCTTCCCACACCAACTCAGAGTAGATACCACTCGGGTCGTTATCTGGTGGAGGTGCTGTTCTTCCGGCGAAAGGGTCGTAGATATTACCCTTCTTGCGCAAGATACGTATATGGTCGCAGAATCTATTCATTACCACTCTTCTGTTCTGTTGATGAACTCGTAATCGGTCGGGTCATCAATATCATACTTCTTTTGATAGTAGTTTATCAATTCCTTTACTTTGTCTGTATCATAGGCATTCTCCGTCCCCGGGTCTTTCTCCTTCTCTAATGTGATCACCTTGTACAGACCATCCACAACAGCGGTATAAAACTGTTTCTTGTCTATATCCGCCTTGTATTCAGCATCGCCGTCAAACCCCTGCTCGATGAGCAAGAGTTCAACGGTCTGCTTCGGCAGTGCGTATGGCGACATTGCTGCCGCCAACGCTTGCCTGATTGTCATGCTTGTCGCTGCCATGATTACGCTTTCGACGTTAATACATCCAACGACCACATGTCCTTGATAGTGTCCACTACCGGCGAGTAGGTCAAGCCTGCCGACACGAACTCCGTGTGGTTGGTATTCTCCTTGATACCTTGCTCCCAGTTGGTAACCTCGATGTGGTTGTACTTAGCGTACTCAACGCCTTTGTCTTTACCAACGAGGTCAGCATCGGTCATAAGGTGCTCAATCGTACCGAAGTTGTTGCTCGGAACGAACAGGAGTTTGCCTTCCTTCCACGGTTGGAAGCGGTTGTGAACTTTTCCGCCCTTAGCTTCGGTCTCGGAGATATGGCGTACTACCTCGAAAGGCGGAATGTCATACTTCGCGAAGAAGGTGTTGATGTCGTCCAGTGTGATAGGCTTCGATGCGTTGTCCGAGCCGTTAATGTACAGTTTCAACTTTGCAGTCGTCAGCATGTACATCAACTGTTCGCGGCGCAACAGGATTTTCTCGAAGGAATATCCGTTGCCTTCTGCTTGGTCGCAGATTGCGAGCAAGTCTTCCAACACGTTCACCGTTCCTGCGTTCGCCTCGATCCACTTGTCGTTCGCGGTCGCAACCTTTCCGGCATGATCCGGATCGAATCCGAAATCCAACTCGGTACCGATATACGGTGATCCCGGGTCGTTAGTCTCAGTGAACAGGAACTTACCGTTGTTAGACAGCAGAGTAAGAGTACGGATGTCGATATGCTCTTGCACACCCTTGATAGCTTTCTCGCGTACATTCATCAACTTTTTGATGATGTAGTTGAGCACCTTCTGACGGTCTTTAGCCGCAGGATACATACGCATGAACTGCGCTATGTCGCGAAGGTCTTCTGCCTCCAGTTTGTAGGTGTGTGCTGCGGTCAGCATCTCGTATGCTTTCTTACCAAAGCCCTCAAGGCTACGGATAGGCCGAGCCGAGAATTGGTTAATGGTGGAAGCTGCGGGAGCTGCATGCAACTGACCAAGGATAGAGGAGAAGGAGCTTTCTGTACGGGCGTTTTCTGCCATGGTGAAGTGCCTACTAAACCACGTCTGACCGAACAGAGCTATATTACGCTCGGAAGCGCCATCCATGCGGAAGCGGATTTCCTCAACTGCCTCTTGATACAAAAGGCTACTCAAAAAACTTTCGTCTGGCATAATTTAGTCCTCCATTATTGGTTAATAAACATAAGAAGCGGACATCCCTTCAAGCAGCAATAGCCTGGGAAGGTTGTCTCGTTGAGCCACTCTGCCGGGTAGTCCAGAACGTTCTTGATAACAAGAGCCTGGTGAGCCGCAGAGATGGTTTTATCGACTGCCGTCATCTTCTGAGTACGGGCTGCGATACGGTTCGGAATAGATACAGGAACAACAGAGCTGTTCTCTTCCTTACCTTCGAGCACGGTATCACCGGCTGCGAGTTGAGAGTTAGCGGCTGCTAACGTGATCTCCTTGCCGTTGATGGCGCTGATGGTTGAAAGAGAAGGGCTGTCCTGACCGGATTTGAAGATTTTGTCGCCAACCTTGAGGAAGCCGATATAGTCCAACTCAAACTTCGTGGTCGAAGTCTTTTTGGTGATATGGGCATACTTACAGATGACGGCGGTCTTCTTTCCGTTGGTGTCGTTGTCATTCACAACAAGGGGTGTACCCTGCGGAATAACATCACCTTCTGCTACGTTGGTGAGTGTGTAACCCATGACGTCCCGCTTAGCAGGCTCCTCATGGAAACAATAAACTCGTCCTTTGTAAGCGTCAGTATTTTCAAAAACTACTGCCATAATTTGTTGTTGTTTACGTTGTTAAACTATTGGTTAACATTCTGCTGCTGTTTCTTTTCGAGTTCGTCGAGATAAGCTTTAGCACGAGCCTTTGCAGCCTCAGTCGGGTCTCCGGAAACCGAACCATCCTCCACGGAGTGCAACCCCATCTCAACCAGCATTTTTTTCTGTGCCGACAAGACTTCGTTGATCTTCGTTTCGTCCATGTCCGACGTCAGCTTGCCCTCAACCAGCTCCAACGCTTTGTCCGTCAAGCCCAGTTCCTTGGCTACACGTTTCTTAATCTCCAAGAACTGACGCTCTTTTTCGGATTTGGCATTGGCATTAGCCTGATCCTGCAAATCCTTGTTCTGTTTCGTTAACTCTGCGAGTTTGGCATTGAAGCCATCCTCTAACTCCTTCTTCATAGCACCCAGTGCCTCTTTCAAATCAGCAGGTACTGTAGTAGGTTGCTGTTTTCCCGCTTCCTCGGCTTTTTTCTTCCAGTCCTCAACCTCTTTCTTGAGGTCTGCCAACTCTTTTGAGTTCGCCGTTACACGAGAATCCGCGTAGGACTGCATCATAGCCATCAAGCCTTTCTGTGACTCAGCCCAAGCACTAATCTTGTCCTCAGTCAAATCGGCAGGTGCAAGAGCAGCAATCTTCTCCAGTTGCTCCTTCGGCAGATTGTACTGTCCACTAATCGCTGTCAATGCAGCAAGAATCTTTTCTTTCAAATTCATAATGTCAAAAATTTGGTTTGTGTTGTGAATTTCGCCGCAAAAGTACTGCTGTTCAACCATGCACACAAGAGTTTACGCATATTACCAAAATTGGCACTTTTCAACCAAAAATACACGCAATGCCCACTAAAATCAACGAAATTATGCTCAAAACGCATAAAAAATTAAGAATTATTTGGAGGTTTCAAGAATTTTTACTACCTTTGTACCGAAATTAGCGCTTTGCGCGTTAATTGTGACATAATAACGCCACACCAGCTTGAGATAAGTAGGTGTGGTTTTTTACTGTAGTACAACGATACATCTACCTTATAATCCTAGACCATTACCGTTCGCATCACGTTCGCATCCCGAACGTCACCGTATCATCATAACAACTCTCGCTCTTATATAATGAGCCTTTTGGCGAATCTTTTTTGAAAAAATACAGCATCTCTCCATACAACTGCTTATATACGCTATATCTGATCTAATAATCGACCTTATAAGTACTACAAAACCAAAATTTACTCCAGAAAAAAATCGAGTTTTATATATCCAAATCTCGTATATAGGTGTTTTGAAGACTCTTAACACTAAAAAGAAACCTTTGGATCACAGAAATGGGCAAAGATGAATGCGTGATGTACAAAAGCGAAGCCGATATTGCGAAATATCGCTATATCGCTGTTTTTGAGCGCGTTAGCGTGAAAAAACAGTCGCTATTTTTCCCTCAAAAAATTTGCATATGTCAAAAAAAAGCAGTACCTTTGCATTGCATTTCGAAAGAGGGTGCAAGCGTTCTCCGATATACTGACAAGAGCAAGAGCCGACAAGGTGCAAAGGTGCAAGCGGTTGCGGTGCTCTCTCGCTGCCTATTTGGTCGCGGTGGGGCTTTCTTCCGTCCGCTTTGGTGCGCTGCCTATTTGGTCGCGTTTCGTTCCCTTTCTCCTTTCTTCTCGTTGCCTGTACGCGCTGCCGTTTGTGGCGGTTGCGTTCCCTCCTCCTTATTAGCGTTTTTTAGGGTGTCGGGGTGTCGTATATCTATACAAAATGAAAAAAAACAAAGTGCCAAAGAGGGCACAAGTAAACAAAATACAAACTACAAAATTTTATTTATTATGTCACAATTAACAAAGAGTGCAAGCGCACAAAAAAAGCAAATTTTAGTAAATTTCCGTTCGTTTAACGTGGGCGCGGTTGCCGTTCTGACTGCTGAGCGCGTTCCGTTCTTATCTTCTTATTTCGAGCGTGCTGGCGTTCCTGCTGAGGGTGCAAGCCGTTCCGCGTTGGTTGGTTGGGCGCGTGCAAATATGCTGCCGTTACTGCCTGCCTGCACTATTCAAGCCGTCGGGGGTGTTTGTTTCACCACTAACAAAGAGAAAGCTCTCACTTTCGAAGAGGGCACAAGCGCGGACGCTTTCCGCAATTGTGGCGCGCTTTCTTCCGAGTTGGGCGCAAATATGGGCGAGGGCAAAGGGCGCGCGGTTTATTTCTTCCGCGAGCGTACAAAACGTGTTCCGGTTGTGGTTGCTGATAACGGGGCAGCCGGCAAGGTTTACAAGGTGGACGAGAAAACGGGCGCACGTGTTTACGAGGTCGTGACGTTCCGCGAGTACATCACCAAGCGCGCGGACACTTTCACCCCTGCCGAGATGGTTGGCGCGTTCTTCTCCGCGTGTGGTATCCCTGCCGCAATTGCTGCCGAGGCTGCCCAAGCATTAGCCGAAAAAGCCGCAAAAGCCGTGCACGCTGCCGAGGTTGCCGCAAGTACTGCCGCAAATACCGCGACAAGAGCACAAGAGCAAGCCAAGAAAGCGAGCGAGCGCGCACAAGAGAAAGCCAAGAAAGCCGCCGAGGTACGCGCTGCCGAGGGCATGACGAGCGAGCAAGCCGCGCAAATCGTGAACGAAGCAGAAGCGCGCAAAGCTGCCGAGCAAGCCGAGCAAGCCGAGCGAGCAAGCAAGGCAAAGGGCGAAAACGTACGCAAGAAGAGCAACAGCCGAACGAAAGCGAGCGAGCAAGTAACGACCAAATAAAAAGCCGGACAAATAGAGCGAAAGCGGGTGCAAAGTGTGTGCCCGCTTTTGTTGTGTGTGCCGGTTGCGTGCCGATTTTCTCCATTTTGGCGCGTTTTCTCATTGTTTCCGGTAAACTATACCACCCGAACGAAAAGAACGCAGCAGAACGAACGAATTGAGCCTGAACGACTGGGCGCGTCCGTGCATCAGGCGAACGAACGATCTGAACGACCGGACAAATTCGGACGGGGCGACCGCCTTTTTTGGCGGTGTATTGTACAGTATTGTATAGCAGTTTAATAAACGATAGAATAATTGTTTAACGAATTGTTATAAATAAACGGTTGTATATGTTTAACAGTTGAATGAACGACTGTCTTTTTGTATTGTTGTACAGGTTGAACGACTGTTTAACTTTTGATTGTAGAACAATAACTATTTCCAAAGAAAAACCCTGCAAAAGAAAGGTACTATTGTATGAAATTCTTTAGTATTGTTTTGACTGCGTTATCAGGTTATTACGCAGCACATATTACGTTTGATCCGTTCTATACTGACCGAACGATTATAGCGTTATTTTGGGTACTTGTGGCTATCTGCTTGTGCCTTGTTTACGTATCATTTACAGAAAAGGATGAACGATGAAAAGCATTTTGTATTGGGTCGTATCTCCAACGACTCAGTTTGTGCATAGACTGTGTACGAACGACTGTAAGGCTGCGATAATAGCAGTCCGGACGATGCGTCAGATGAACGACATGCCGAGCGATCTGACGTTATGCACGAACGAGTGCGCGACTAACTTCCGTAATGGAATAGTATTCATGGATGGTAAACTGTATAAACGAACAAGAGTATGATACCCGAACTATTCACGCTTGAACAAGCGCGTGATTATGTGCGCAAAATGGGACGAAAGCGAATGACTTTCTACTATAACGTCTATGGGTGGAGTGCGTATTATACGCTTCAACCGACTTTTGCAACGCCTACTGGCAAACTGCGTGACTTCCAACGCACTAAACGAATCAGTATATAACAATTTAACGAAAGGAGAATAGTATGAAAACGAACAATATCGGGCGCACGGAGACGATGCGCATTGAAAAATTCATCATCACAATAAAAGCACGTCTGAACGACGAATGCAATAACGGTCACGAGGACTTCGGACTGACTTATGACATGTGGGAGAACGTAGTGTCGAATAAGACATGGTGTGCAGGAGGATGCGCTGCCGGAAACGATGACCCTATTGTGCGCAAGGCAATACGCACATTCGGACTTGAACCGGTTGAACGAGTGCATCTGAGCGACATGAACGGCGTGCCTATGTGCCCGACCGCAAACGCAATCTATCATGCCAAGAACAGCGGCTTTGAAGTGTTCCGTGACTATCTGCGTCTAACGGACGAGGAAGCCAAACAAGCGTTCTGTATAGACGACGAACTGGGTCTGTACGTGTGGCTGCTCGACAACGGCATTATCGACCGTTGGAAGAACGAGGCGAACGAAGCCATCAAAGCCATCATCAACGGCAGGGACATTGAGTTTGAGAGTACCGCGACCAAAAAGCAGGGGCATTGGTACTTCAAGCACGATGTGACCGAGGGAGCGATCCGTGCGCAACGTGACCTCATCCGTGACGGGTACTATACGCCCGAACGATACGGACAACATCGGGAGAACGAGACGCTGAATGCGTGTATGCAGAGTCTGAATAACTCCATGGTGTGCCTGCAGAGACGAATTGACGAAACCGAAATGGACATCAAGTTCAAGTGTGCGCTCAGGGATATTATATGCGAACACGTGGCGGAGTTCAAGAAACCGATTCTGCTCATCGACAACAGCATCTTCTATCAGCACAAGAACGAGATTGCGTTCAACTGGAGAAACTTCTCCGACAAAGTGAATGACGAGGACTATGAACTGATGAAAAAGTACCTCGAACCATTCTGCAAAGAGAATAATCTAACCATTTCAAAGAAAGGATAGTTATGGACTACAGAACATTATGTCACAGGGCGTTTTATAACCCCGAAATGCGCGGCGACTATACAGGTTGCCGTGTGTCTTTCACACACTATGAGTCGAACGATGAGACAGCTATCTATTCGTATTCGACTGTTGTTGCACGGGTAGTGCATGACCGAGACGGTCGCAAAGTGACGTTGCTGACGAACGCTCACTATTCCGTAACGAGCAGCGGTCACGTGTCAGCGATTGCGTCGGCGAGTCCGTACACCATCATCAGAGTGCCGGACTGCGAGACCAGGGATATGGTAGGTACGTTCAAACGAGCATTGGAAGCCTACACGATTGAGCACGGAACACGCTTGGACTATTTCAAGTATGCCGACCAACGCAAAGGGTTCCTGCAACTGCTGGAGATGTTCGACTACTACCAAGAACGAGTAGGCGGCTTGGACGAGATTGTGGACCTGCGCAATTCACGACTGATAACGACTTACGAGCAGTTGTGCATCGACTTGGCTGTTGAGGGAGCGAACCGCAAGAAGTGCTTCGAGAGAGCAAAGGCGAACTATCAGTTGTCCGAGGCAGAGTACGAGCAGGAGCAGGCACGCTTGGCGAAGATACGCCAGAACAAGGAGATTGCGGAGAAACGCAGGCGAACCATCAAGACCAAGCAGGCATTGGCGGTCATTGCGGAGTACAACGCGAAGAAAGCCATCAACAGTATGCTCATTTGGCAATGCGTCCATCCGTGGCGTGCCGACATCACTGACGAGGTACGCGAACAACTGCTCCAGATACGCAACCAGTTCACAGACGTTCAATACGAGACTGCGACCGGAACGAGACGAGCAAGTTATGTCTTCGTGGAGCAAGACCATATCAGCACGTCACAAGGTGTGCGGGTAGAGATACCTACCGTGAGACGGCTGCTGACTATGTGGAAAGCCAAGCAGAGTATCATCGGCGAACAATGCGAGGCGTACCGAGTTGTAGCGAACAACAAGGACTATGTGCAGGTGGGATGCCATGTGATCCCGCTGTGGAACGTGCAAATGCTGTATAACGAATTGTGTAAAGCTGCGTAACTATGGACCAGGAATTATATGAGTTTGCCAACGATGTCTATGATGTCTTGGCGCATAATGACCATATGTGTACGCAGCAGGCTTTTCTCGACAAGCACGCTGGCGATGATATGGAAATAGACTGTGCAACCAATACTATCTCTATCGGAAAGTTCAAGATAGAAATATCAAGAAAGGATTGAGTTATGAGAACAATCGAAACAACGCTCTATGAGTTCGGAGAACTGAACCAAGAGGCAAAATAAACGGCTGTCAAGTTGCTGCGTGAACGGTGCTACTGTGCCAACGCCGAATGGACGTGGGAGGATGCCCGTGCAACGATTAAGACGGTCGAGGAAACGGCTGGTGTGCGCTGCGACATCAACGAGAGTTCGCAGGGCTTCTACGTGAACCACGCTTTCCGCAGAGGAGATGTGCGTTACGACCTGTCCGACAAGGACGAGTTCGAGGAGTTCCGCAAGGTCTATATCAAGCAATTCAAGGAGATGCTGTGGTGTGACCGGATAATGCTCGACATCGTGAAGAACTATCCGTACTGCGAACGCAGGTGCTATGAGCAGAACGTGGCTTGGATGATTGTCAAGTTCTGCGAGAAAATCAACGATGACTGCATGTGCTATTTCGAGGACGATGCTGTCGAGGAATGGATCGAGGGACAGGACTTCGAGTTCACCGAGGACGGACGATTGTATAACCAATAAATACTAACGATTATGAAAGAATTGAAACTTATCGACCGAGTAGTGGTCGAGATTAAAGGCGAGGAGGACTCGCAATCGCGCAATACACAAATGGCTGCTTTGTTGCAAGACGTATCAGAACAAATACTGAACGGTATGAAGGGTAACGAGAGTCTGCATACAAGCCAAATCGGTATTCACACCGAGGTTCTATGGGAACGTGAGTGTACCGACTTCGGCTTCCGTATGGGCGACAAATCGCTCATCAGTATGCACTATTATGGCTCGGAGCCAAAGCCCCAAAAGTATATCATCATAGCCCACAACTACGACCGCGACAACAGCGATGCGTACCCTGTGGATAATCGGCTCTTTGCTACCGAAGAAGCAGCGAAGACCTATCTGCGTGAGCATATCGACGACATCAAGTCGAACCATTGGACGGCGGATCGTGTGGACGGCGAGAATGGCTATTACGAGGAGTTCACGTTTACCGGATGGGAAGCGCACGACTCGGACGATGGGGCAAGTCTGGAATTAACCATAACCGAAGTAACCGAGGAATGACCATGCTGGAGAATGTGCGTATCGAAACGAGCGCGCTCAATGCGAATGAGCGGCTGAGTTATCAGTTTCAAACCAATTATAACTCGCTCTATTGCGGGTAGAAAGGACTATATGAAAGATAAACTATTAGAAATGGCGTTCACCGAACCCGAACGATGGAGAGCAGCCATAGAGAAAGGACTTGGCAAAGGCATCAACAAAATGGTGCTGCGCGAACTATGCTCGGAGAAGACACGTGTGGAGATATACCAATCCATCCGCAACGGGACCTACGAGATAGCACCGCCGCACACCGCACAGATACCAAAGGACGAGCCGGGACAGTTCCGAACCGTCTATGTGAACGAGCCGATGGACCGCGTACTGCTCTCGCTCATCAACGACCTGCTGTTTGACACCTGCAAGGACATGGTGCATCCGGCATGTATGTCCTATCAGAAAGGGCTGTCGTGCGGAACGGTGGTAGAGCAAGTGTCGAAGAATGTTGAGCGGTGGCATACCGATGCTATCGTGGGTTGGAAAGCCGACCTGAGCAAGTACTTCGACTCGGTGCCGATTGAGTTCATCGACTGGGCGTTCAACGAAGCCGAGGTGCGCAACGGACACTCTGCGCTCATTGACGTGCTGCGTAAGTACTACCACTCGGACTTGTATTTTGACGAGAACAGCGTGCTATGCCACAAGTACCAATCGCTCAAGCAAGGTTGTGCCGTGGCTGCATGGCTGGCGGATGTGGTGCTGTACGATGTCGATAAGCCGTTGGACGTGCTGCAGGGTATCTACAAACGCTACTCAGACGATCTTGTGTTCATCGGTCCGGATCACGAACGAGCATTGGGCATACTGCGTGCCGAACTCATCAACAGGCGCATGGCGCTCAACCCGAAGAAGTTGGAAATGATCGACCGCAACCATTGGTTCAAGTTCCTCGGTTTCTCCATCAAGGGCAATGATATATCGCTCTCATCGAACGGCATCAAGAAGTTCCAGAAAGCGATTGAGGAAGCGACCATCGACCGCCGTAACGCATCGTACCAATCGGCTCTCCATGCGGTCTATCGGGCACTCTACAAAGGCTATGACGGACACTCATGGGCAACGAGAGTGTTGCGTGTGGTGAACGTACCGCATGACCTCATCGTGCTCAATGGTTTCGTCATGGACTGCCTGCGAGCCGTTCTGACAGGCAAACGCAAGGTCGGTGGACTCGGCTACGTCCGTGAGCAAAAGAACGGCTGTATCGCAAGAGGAACAGGCAGAAATGTCAAAGCCAACAAGGAGAAAGTGCCGACACTCGAAGGCTACTACACCATCACTTGCATGGCGAATAACCTGCATACGAGCCGGGACATGTTCGAGACTATCATCCGATTGGAGATGTAACACCCTGCGCAGCGCAGCGCCATTGTCCGAGCGTTGTAATTAGTTCATGTAATCAGGATTCGGGAGGCAGTCGAGGACTCGCCTCCTGAATTGAACCTGGACATACGTCCTGATTCCATATCACACGATTATATCTATGCGTCAACCAACGGGAGGACAAACCTCATAGGTAGTGCAACCATCCGATAACAAGACCGCAATCGTTCAGAATACAGTTATGACGTACTTCTGGGGCCGACGAGTGATTTCTCGTGGACCCAGAAGTTGCAATACTGTAATCATCAGTAGCGTATAGTCATGCACCGAGCGGTTGAGTTATAACTATACTTCGACAAGTAACCGCACTCATTGGGTCTGTATATTCAATGCAAAGCCCATATCAGATGAGGACGCGACGTCCTACAGGTCTTCGTCCTGTAGTAGCGTCGTGTAGAGGTCTGATGTGTGCTTCACATATCAACCAACTACAGTCATGTCGCAGCAGACTGACGAGTGCATAATTTTGAAACAACATGACAATCTATCAAATGGGCATCGAAGCCGTAGAGAACGGCGTGCCCGTAATCATCAACCTCAAGGAGCGCACCATGCGTATTGGCAACAAGGTCGTGCTCAATGAAAACAATCTCATCACCGTAGAACTGGGTGAGAGTATGCCTAACAATATCGCTTATGTGTTAGAGCGTATCGAGGACAACTACAATGTCTATCGTCATTCCATCCCGGGCAAACGAGAGCCGAGCCGACCGTGGTTCAAGGCACTCAAGTATGACGAACTGACAGACGAAGACCGTCTTGTCGGTGCCGACCGAGCCGAAGCACGATTTGAATTGGAATACTCCGTACTCACGGCTATTATGACAGGCAAACTCACATGGAGCGAGCCTACTATGTCTGACCACCATTGGTTTTGGAAAAGCAAGAGAGCCAATGGTCTTGTAATCCTCCGCTCGTGGATCGAACCGAGCAAGTAAACAGAAATATCAACCATCAAAAAAATCATTACAATTATGGCAAAGAACACAACATTAGTATGCCCGAATTGCGGCACACATTTCGCAATCGCTGAACATCAGCACGTAGCAATCGGTATCGTTATCGGTAAGGATAGCGGTCTCGGAAGAGTAGAACTCCCATCGGAGAATGAGCAGCCCAAGAAGAAGACCAAGGCTCAACTGCGCATAGACGCAATGAAAGCCGCCGGTATGGACGTGAGCCGTTTCTTCTGCATGAAAGACGGCAATGGAGAAGAAACAATCGTAGCCAAGCAGGAATTGGACGGATCGTGCTCTATTATCGAAGCAACCGACCCAATCGTGCAGAAGATTATGGACGCAGGAAGTCTGCACAACGCCCATCTGTTCAAGCAGCATGTATTGGCGCAAGTGCTCAAGATGATGACCGAGTACGATTATAAGAACGGCGGTCTCAAACGCGACTACAAAGGTCGCTTCGATATGTCGCACTTCACAGAGCGCATGAACTACATGAACTACGCTTATTCATGGCAGGTAGTGCGCGACGAACTGAAACGTCAAGCAGCCATGGAGCGTCACGGCGACAACAAGTCTCTGACCGAGGACTGCCGTTGGTACGACAAGGAGTTGGTGTTGGCTATGTTTGACCGTCACGAAGAACTGTTGCGCGACCTTTGTAAAGTGCTCCGTGAGCGCAACCACAAAGGACGTAAGTATATCGGCTTGCAAGGTGTGGACGGTTTGGTTCCGAAGAAGCAGAGTGCTACCGGCTATATCTATTGTGACGAGGTAAATGCAATGTTCAAGAAGTTGTTATCCTTCCGCAATCCATTGGCAAAAGCCACAACCATCAAGGACTTGTATGTTGCATTATGCAAGTTCATGGATGCAGCACGTCCTGGCAAACTTTCGTACCATGCGTCCGAGATTAAGAAGCGCGAAGACCGCGTGGAGATTGCGCCGTGCGAGGATTGGAAGAACGCCTATAAGGGTTATGGAGGTTACTTCTCCATGCAGAACCTCATCATGTTCCATGGTTGCCGCATCGTTATCGGCAGGAAGTTGGACGAGAAAGCCAACGTAGTACCGGTCAAGTTGAGCAAGGACGATTCGCTCAAGAAACTCGACGAGTGGGCAGACGAGCACTTGAATGAGGGCTATTGGATGTTGGGTGCGCTCAAACAACTCATCATCGACAACGGCTTCAATGTCGAGCGCAAACGTGACGAATGGTACGCTATGAAGAATAAGTAATCTTTCGATGGTTAGGTAGTGGCGCATATATTATGTTCACTGCATGATCCTTAACGTAAGGATGAGGGGCGAAGCTCTCTTGAGCTTCTCTCATCCTTCGCATGGATCATCCAATATCAAACACCTATAGAGAACAGCCGATACGCAACTGCCTTCCGGAATGGGCGCACAATACTTTCATTCCAGATGGTATAATAGATACCGAAATCACTGGAGACCTCCAGGAAATCAGTATCCAATACCATCCTCCTATCAATTCGTTATAGTGAGAAACCCGTGCGCAGTTCCGAACCATAGCAAACAACGCAACAATGCTCTTTTGGATAGCCGAACCGTTCAGTAGCATGTCTTGAATAGATGACGTGTCTCCAGTCGGATCCCGCCCTATCCCGCCGGATCACACTGGCTTACGTCATCTCTACGACAGCTATCATCAAACCCATATAGAGATGCACCACGGCTATAGAAAGGGCTATTTTAATAATGATTATGCAGACGCAGCAGCGGGACAATCCTCTGATAAGTCGTTTTTTCTCTCGCCCTCCAGAGCGGCAAGGCGATCCTGAATAGCGGCAAGTTGGTCCTCAATGGACTCTCCCGTGCGGAATGGCTCACCCTCTCCACGGAACAACCACTCCGTCCGTATATCGGGCACATGATTGAGCAATGCCTCAATTAGTGAGTACGTGATAGTCTTCTCCTTTGTGATTTGGTTGTACAATTTCTTCCAGAGATTATCATCCCCATTACTCAACGACCTCGGATTGAGGTTCTTTGCAGCGAGCACAAATTGCACCCGTTTGCGGAAATCAGTCTCGTTTGTCATAATTTTGTACTATTAAATGGTTAAATATCATAAAAAATGAAAAAATATCACAAATTTATACTCAAAAATTTGCATATATCATAAATTTGTACTATCTTTGCACTCGATTTTGATTTAGACCCGTAATAAAGCGCGTCTTAATCATTGTCAATTTTATAAAAATTGTGCAAAGATACGAAAAATTTATGACATCTCCAAATTTAATCCGAAAAATTTCACCTCGACAGACACTTTTAGGGTTCGAGGTCGGTCAGTCCCACGTATTTAAAGACTCGCAATGTCGTTACACTACACTCTATCCTACTATTAAGCGATTGGAGAAATCTACCGATATGCGGTTTGAGATAACCATCAAGGGCGTGGACGGAACGTATGTAAAACGCATTCGTTAGTATGCTCAATGCCGAGTATTTGATATTGCCGAACGGACGCAAGGTCTATCGCGTGTCAAAAGCAAAGTATCTGCGCAGTGAGAAGATACGAAACTATATTCTCCGCGAGAACTATGAACGAGGCACAGAGGTATGGCTCTTGAAGTTCAAGGCGATGTCAAAATTCAGAGCAAACGAGCAAGCAATCAATCAGGCATTGTATAATTGGAAGAACTGGTATTATGACGCATGTGTGCGCCATAGGCCCATCGAAGCATTTATACGTGACCATGAGAAAGAATTACAGACACCCAAAGTGGTGATCGCGAACGGGTAGAAAAGGCGGAATAATGAGAGAGGTTCCGCAGGTTGCAACTCTTTTTTAGCCATAAGGTTAAGATCAGATAATTCATGAGATTGTTACTTTACCGGCAACCGAAAAATCCTGATTAGAGCCGTTGGTTCGGCTCCTACCCACAATCCCGAAAGGGGTAATTGTGACATAATACATCGCTCTGCGGCAGTCGTGAGATTATACGCAGATGCCCGGGGGTATCGTCCAATGGTAGGACAGCGGATTTCAGACCCGTGAATGGGAGTTCGACTCTCTCTACCCTTGCAGATAAACTATTAACAACTAGAAACAATTAAAACAATGGAAAAAACATTAGCGCAAATCATTATTGCCTTGTGGCTCATCGCACTCAAAGTGGGTGCTGTATTGACATTAGTGTTCATCATCCTCAGATTGTGTCAGGCAATCCTGTGGTCATGGTGGTCCGTGTTGTCGCCAATCCTTATCGGGCTCGCGTCCCCGATTATTATCCTACTTATAATCGGAGTATGCGTGCTTGTTGCAAAGTTCTTCATCTTCATCTTTGGGAGATTTGGAAAGAAGGAATAATCCGGTTGGAGGAATGGCTGAGTGGTCGAAAGCACCTCACCGCTAACGAGGCGAACAGAAATGTTCCGTAGGTTCGAATCCTACTTCCTCCGCAAAGGCAACAAGTCCAGCCTTTATCAAATGGACGATAATTATTAACAATTATGGCAAGTAGTAACTTAAAGTTATTCAACCAAACAATTACCTCGCCGAATGTGCAGGCCTATCTGCAAAATGTCCTCGGTGAGAAGAAAGCGGAGTTCGTTAACAACATCACCGCTTTGGTGTCAAACAATGCGCAGTTGCAAGAGTGTGAGCCGAAGACTCTCTTGTTCGCTGCCCTCAAAGCGACTGCATTGGATTTACCGCTCGACCCGAACCTCGGATTCGCCCATGTTATTCCGTTCAAGAATAACAAGATAGGAATCACCGAGGCACAGTTCCAAATTGGTTACAAGGGTATCGCGCAGCTCTCTATCCGTTCAGGTCAGTTCAAGACCATCAACGTGACGGATGTCCGTGATGGCGAGTTGAAAGGACGTGACCGTCGTACCGGTTATGTCACGATTGAGTGGATCGAAGACGAGAAGAAACGCAACGATGCAAAGGTCATCGGCTATCTCGGCTACTTCAAACTGCTCAACGGCTACGAGAAAGAGTCCTATTGGTCTCTTGAGGAGTTGGACAAACACGGCGTGCAGTATTCGCAGACCTACAAGAAAGGCTACGGAGTATGGAAAGACAACTTCGATGCTATGGCAAAGAAGACAGTCCTCAAACTCATGCTCAACAAGGGTGACGCTCCGATGAGTGTTCAGATGCAGCAGGCCATCAAGTACGACCAATCCGTCATTATTGACGAGCAAGGCACGGCTCGTTACATCGACAATCAGAAACCTGACTCCGCAGATCAAGCATCCCAGTTCCTCGACAACGAGGCAGGTAGTAAGAAAGAAGTGAAGGACATCGAGCCTGATCCTGCAGAACCGCAGGACTGCGGTAACTTATTTGACGGAAAGGAATAGGCTATGAAAGCTTTCAAAGGTTTTAACAAAAATATGACTTGCCGTAATTTTCAATATGAAGAGGGCAAGACGTATGAGGAGCAGGAAGCAAAACTTTGCGAGAAAGGCTTCCATGCTTGCGAGAGTCCAGTGATGTGTTTCGGTCACTATGCTCCAGCAACAAGTGAATATCATCAAGTAGAACTTGAGGATGTCGCTCCAGAGCGTGAGTATAATACCAAGTGTGTAGGGAAGAAGATTACTATCGGTGCCAAAATTGGAGTGCCGGAAATCTGCCAACTCACATTTGAATATGTCAAGGAGCATTGTACAAACGAGCACAATGCAGAGCCCGGAAAACCCGCGGTAGCGGGCGACCACGAAGCGGCTACGGCTGGCAATTATGGTGCGGCTACGGCTGGCTATCGTGGTGCGGCTACGGCTGGCGATAGTGGTGCGGCTACGGCTGGCGATAGTGGTGCGGCTACGGCTGG